AATTTTTCACTTTGTCGAATTTAAGAACACGGTCGAACTTCTCGACCATATGCTCGCGATGCGAGATGATAAACAAATTGAGATCGCTGGTAAAGTTTCTCAAGATAAATGATAACTCATCAGTGCCCGTGCTGTCAAGTGAACTGTCAAAGATTTCATCAAGAATCAGCAGGTTGGTGTCCACGCTGTTCTTGAGTTTCGCTACAGACCTCCACGTTAGCATGAGAGCGATGTCAATGCGAGACTTCTCACCCTCAGAGAACGATGAGTAACTGAAATCATCTCGATAACGAGACTTAATGGTTTCCTCGAAACTCTCACTGAGCGTGAAGTTCACAAAGAAGTCCATCTGCTGTAGGTACTGGTTGATGAGTTTATTCATCACTGGCAGGTATCGTTTGATAATCCTGGTTTTGATGCCAGTGTCCTTCAGCAGGTTAGCAGCGACACTATAGTAATCCTTGTTCTCTTTATGAGTAGCAAGAACCTTCTCATAATTACCATACTGATGAACCAACAATTTTAACTTCTCATGCTCTTTACTAGAATTATTCTTAGTATCTGAGATGCTTTGGATTTCTGACTCTAGTTCTTTAATCTGTCTATTGATGTGATTAATGATTCCATTGTTCTTATCGATCACAGAATACCTAGACCTAATTTCATTGGAGGCATTTTTGAATACAGTAATCTGATCTTTAACCTCAGAAATCTGCTGATCAAGAATACTCCATGCCTTTTCCGTTTCAGAGATTGATTCTTTATTCTTAGAAATTTTCTTTTCTTTAAATTTAGGATCTAAATCTTGTTTGCATGTAGGACATACGTCGTTATTACTGTAGAATAAAAGTTCTTTATTTAAATTGCCAAGTTTAGTTTTAAATTTTACTTTAAATTCTTTTAAATTATCATATTTTTTTGATAACTTATCACCATCAAATAAAGCGGATTGTTTTTCTTTAATATCTTCTGTAATAATATTATTTTCTTCTACAATGCCTTCGCTTTGTGTAATAAGTTTATCAATCTTGCTCTTCTTCTGAGTGATTAGATTGTCGCTCTGTGTTTCGAGTTCCCTAATGAGTTCTTCTTGAGTCTCAATACGATGCTTTACGAGATCTAAATCTTTCTCAGTGAATCGAATGTCGTCATTGACCTGCTTGATTCGTTCCTTGAGATTAGAGTTCATCGTAGAGAACACCTGAATGTCCAGAAGATCCTCGATGATGTCACGACGTGATGCCAAAGGCAACTGCATGAAAGGAACAAACGTAGAAGATCCCAGAACAACAATCTGTGTGAATGACTTATAGTTCAGTTTGAGGATTGTCTGTTCTAGAAACTTCTGCTGATCTGAATTAGCAGCATCCTGATCGAGCATCTCACCATCAAGATATACCTCGAACTTATTAGGTTTCATGCTGCGAAGAACTTTGTACTGTTTCTTCCCAATAGAAAACTCAACTTCCACACAGCAATCTTTGCCATTGATGCTGTTAACAAGTTGAGGTTTATTAATCTTACGAAAAGGTTTATTGAACAGAACAAAAGTCAGAGCATCAAGAACAGTACTCTTACCAGCACCATTCTTTCCGATGATTACATTGTTCCCATAATTGTTAAGTGTAATTTCTGTGAAAGTATTACCGCTAGATAAGAAATTTTTATAACGAATAGTTTCAAAGATAATCATAAGTCATGATGTGATGGTGGAATAATAAGTTCGTCGGGTTCAACAACAGTGTAACTATACCCTGTGCTCTCACACATTTCAATCATTGATTCTGTGTCAACCTCAACCGTAGATAATTTAGGAAAATCATCTGCCTCTAGCAGACCAGCGAATCGCTCAGCATCCTCTACCTCAGAAAAGAGCAATAGAATCCTTTCGTTCTTAGCGTTGGAGATCGCATACGCTCCCTCATTTTCTTTGCCCTCCAGGCAGAGTATGTACATTATACCACCTCCAGTGCCTCCACATACAGAGATTTCATGATCTCTTTCAATCTATTACTATCTAGGTTGGTATTTACTTCATCAACATATTTTTCCAAGACTGTAAGAGTATCTTCGTGCTCCAATTCCATGTCAACATCTTCTTCATTATCTGCCGAGAAATCTTCGATAATTTTAAGATCCAACACAACATCCTGTAGACCATTGACAATGTAATCAAACATAGTGTAGTCTGTTTTGTTTTCTACAACTAGTTTGACAACTGTATCTTTGTAGTCGTCAAAGTCTAAAGTACAATACTCGTTCTTACTATCATCATAGAAGATTTTCTTGAACATCTCATATGGATTTTTGATCCATTCCAACTTCAAAGTCTCTGTATCAAAAATGTGAAACCCACGCTGATCAGCATAGTCATTCCAATACATTTGATATGTGTTACCCAGATATGTCACATTACCTTTCTTACTCTTAGTATGAAAGTGACCTGACATCACCAGATCAAACTTAGAAAACTCACTCTTAGAACGACCATGATTACAGACATAGGTAGGATTAGTCTTAAATCCTTCCATCTCCAAATGACCTAATACAACTTTAGAATCAGTATCTTCCAGAAGTTGAACTGTCTGTTCTTCATTCTGATCACAGATCCATGGAAGATAGACCATCTTGCGTCCATCAAGTTGAACCTCAGCAGGTCCAGAATACAAACTGATATTAGAATACTCCAGAAGAAGACACTCCAGAGAATTAATCTCTAGAGTGTTCTTGTAAAATGCGTCGTGATTACCAACCATCAGATCAATCGTCACACCCATATCTTCTAGTGGAGTGAAGATGTTTTTCTTTGCCCAGTTAAGACTCCAAAAGTCAATGTTCCTACGAACATCAAACACATCACCTAAGTGAATGACATGCTTGATTTTTTTCTTCTTTAATGTAGGGAAGAATACTTCGTTATAGAACTTTAGAAAATAATCATGATAATCTTGATTGCCTTTTTTGAATCCATAATGTGTGTCAGTAATCAGGGCAACTTTCATTTTCTGGTCTTCTGTTCGATGTTTTGTTTAATGCTGTTGTAATCAGATGATGAGAAGTTCAGTTCATTAGTATCAGCATGGAGAACTTCATCGTAACCAGAACGCTCAAGAATTTTGCTCTTAATTTCTAGTTGTTTCTTTTCTTTTTGAATTCTTCTCAAGAATGCATAATAAATGATTTGAGTAAAGTATGCGAATGGATTACCACGATCAGGATCAAAGTTGTCGATGTACTGAACGCAGTTCTCAATACCATCACTAATCATATCCTCACGGAATGGATAGTTGATGAAGTTGGGGCGATAAGACAGATGCTGAGCAATCTTCAGAAAACACTCACCGATATAATTAGGGATCATAGGACGAGGTGCTTCCTCTGTCAATGCCTGTTCAACTTTTCTTTTGTATTCGGAGAGAGCAGCTAAGAATTCCTTATTGTCTACATAGTGCTCTGGTTTCTTTTTGATTCTCATTGTTCCCCATTTTATTAATTTATTGTACTTATATTATAACACATAATTAATCTATGGCAACAATCAAATACATTTAATGTTCCCAGAAATAGTAGTACCGATATTACCAGAAGCAACTTGATGTGGCAACCAAGAAGGAAATATAATCATATCCCCTTGTTTTAATTTTGGGTTATAGAGTGTCGGAAAATCTTTTGGACTATTATGACACTGATTTAGTATAGCAGTCATATTTGGATTAATGAATTGGGTTCTAGAAATTTCAACTGATTCATAGATCACAAAACTCCAATTCGATGACGAATGAATGTGATAATCCTGATAGTCATGTTTCTCATATTTATTTCTCCACACATTTTCAAATTTAATACCTTTAACTGGATCTTTTAATTGCGTAAAACATTCTGATATTTTTTCAGTTAGGTATAGCAATGTTTCTTTAGGTGGAGTTAGACCAGCAGAAAATGTAGTTTGAACTCCACTTTCCCAAGATTTCTTGTATGGAGCATCTGGAACATCAATTCTACTTAGATCAACTTTAATTTCAAAGATAACAATATCAAAAATAGATTTCTTCATGGGGGCTTGACAACATTAGATTCTGTATGTAGAATAACTCTGTAAGGGTTCAAGATTAATAATAGCTTTAATACTTATCAAATATATCTTCAAAGAACATTCTAGCATCTTTTATCGATGCTCTGTATCCATTGTATTTTTTTCTGTTCTTTTTTCGTTCTTGTTTTTGAAAGAATTCATTCTCATGTTCCTTAATCTCGCTGACTGCTTTTTTGTAATGCGACAGTCCAGGTTCGATGAGTTCGTTACATGTAACTATTTTAGAATCTTTAATGAAGAAAAAATTGTCAGTTGTTGATTTGATCCATTTAGATAATTTAATTCCTGATGCTTTAACATCATCCATTATATCTTCCAAGATACTCATATCCTCTAGGATTAGAGGATTATGTACGATCAATCCTTCTTCATGGATTTCAACAAATGAGACAATTTCTTCTCCAGTTATCAATTTGATTGTGGCAAAGAATTTGTCTTCGTTCATTTCTTAATGTTTACTGGGATAATTTCATAATTAAATTGCTCTTCATTGTAAACTTTGATTCTCTCTTTTAGATGATTAAGTGTATAGTTGATATAACTTCCTCTAGAGAAATCGTCAGCAATATCATAAAGAACTGCTTGTGCTTTATTATCTCCCTTACGAAGAACCCTACCGATAGATTGGAGATTCCTAATCCTTGACTTACTAGGTGAAGCAAAGATAATATTATGGAGATTTTTAATATTGATACCTGTGGAGAAGGTTCCGTAGGAAGCAATGATAACGCAGTTATCATTTAACTCTGCTAATCTTCTGATCTCTTCTCGCTCTGATGCTGCTACGCCACCATGAACAAAGAATACCTTCTTGGTATCACCGATAGTATTATTTATCAGATCGAAAAGTGGTTCACCGTGCTTCTCCACATAGTTAAATAGCACTAAACTATTCCCTTTTAGATCACTTACCAAATTTTTGATGAACGTGTTACGCTTACTATGAGTAACAATATATTCCATCTCATCCTGATAATTCGCAAACTTACACGACTCATGTTTGAGAGTAAGAATCTTAATCTTTAATTGCGTGAGTTGATCACGCTTCATAAGGTCAGCAGTACTAGTAACCCGATCAGATAATCCAAACAAACCTTCAAGAACCAGACGGTGAGTTTTCGTTCCGTCCAGTGTACCTGTGAATCCGATGCGATATTTTGCTTCATGGAGTTTCGTCATAATACTTGTCAAAGACTTTGCCTTAAACGTATGGCACTCGTCTCCGATTACCGCAGTGTAAGAATCAAAATACTTTTTGGGCAGTTTATAGATTGACTGCCAGGTCGTAATGACTACAGGAGCATCAGAGACCTTTGCTTCACCTTGATAGATCTGGTGACAATAGTCTTCTGCGTTCCAACCATAGTCTTGGAAGTCCTTAAACAACTGTGTTACTAGAGAGATACTAGGAACAATGATCAATGTCTTAAGATGTGCGGCAGTAAAATATCTGACCAAAGAATAGATCATGAAAGATTTGCCAGACCCTGTAGGTGACAGGATAATCTTGCGATACATCTTCAGTGCCTTGAAGACAGCATCGTATTGATAATCTCTAGGTTTAATTGGAGTTCCTTCTGTTAGGAAGTCCATGTATTCTTTTACAGTTGCTGGAAGAATGTCGGGGTCTCTTTCCGTGACTCTTCCATAAAATTCATTTTCGACTGTACTATAAGTATATTCTCTTTCTTCTGCCCATTCAATCAAATAATGATATAACCCAATGTAAAGTCTTCCATCGGCAGGAGAAAATAATCTGATCTTACCGTCCCAAAACTTTTTCTTGTATTGGGGCATGAACTTCGCATCAGGAACTTCAAATGTAAAATACTCACATAACTCTTGTTTGAT